CGGTGATGCTTAGGTGCTTTAATGTCGTCATCTTGTGACCTCCCCCTCTTCCTTTTGTTATACCTTCATTAGTAGTAATAACAGAAAGGTTCTAGGAATTATTCCTAGTTTTCACGTATTTCAAAGAAAAGTTGAGCTACATCGTATCTCGACATAACATCCATAACGTTTAAGTTACTGAAAGGGTCGTAATTTACTGTGTAATGATTCATTTTCTTGTACTCCTTTAAGTTATTATAAGTCTTACCTATGCCAGCACATCCCAACATGTCCTGGCAACTATCATAATTAACATACAACACGTACACGTAGAGCTTCTAGGCCGTACAGTATTGTTAAAGCCGTCGTGCCAAACTCCAAACGTCTACACGTAAGTAATAATACATGGGTTAAGTGCGTTTCCCCAAAGGTCACACAGAGTCGTATAGATAAGGTCTTCAGTATCTATAGGTGTCCCATCAGTTTCCCAAAAATGAAGCGCGTCTTCATCGTCAAGCATCCACCTGTAATTAGACGAATCAAACTCAAAGCAATAACTACCCTTACCTTTCCTGTAAACATCTTCAGTCTTACCAGACAGGTTTAAAATACCGCGTAAGGGTTCTTTAATAATAACGATTGAACTTTTCATCCTCTATTTCTCCTATCCCAACACATCCCAACACATCCCAACATGTCCTAGCAACTATCATCAATGCCAGTGGTTAAACCAGCATTGATCATAATTACTTACTTATTCTTGCGATCCTGAACCAACTCAACAACCGCCCCACCCACTACACCTATTGCTACCAGGCTAACCATGATTAGCAGGGGCCAGGTGTGTGGCAGCCAGGTAATTCCAAATAATTCTATAGGTTCCATTGTTCTAGCCCCCTCATTTGGTGGTTAAAGGTACGGCCTAAACTAATGGCCTTTTCTACTAACTCTAGGCTAACGCCCTCAATGTATGCGTTGCCTAAATGCTCCGCGTATTTTTCTGTTGTTAGGTAGTTGTTAAACCATTCGATGTAGAAGGCTTCTAAGGCTTCGCCGGCAAAGTCGCGGCCTTCCCCATACCATGCTATTAGGTTGGTTATCTGTTGGTTGTTCATAATGTGTTACTCCACTGTTAAGTTAACGTTACAGTTACTACTATTGTTATTTAATAGGTGCTAGCCAATGGTCGCGGGTATGTTTATTAACAGGTTTAAGGTAATAGAACACGCTCCCCGCTTGTCCTGCATTACCAGTATCACCACCCCGTACAAGTGAGAAACCTATAGCATTTAGAATAAGCTGCATACAACTATCACCACACGCGCCATCTAGGTACACATCCCCATCTTGATTAACAAACAATCCATAAAATTCCTTACTTGATTTCCTACCATTGCTCCTGGTTTTAGCAAACCTTTTAGCAAGGCGTATTAGCTCAGGCTTGAATAGATGCTCTATAAGATCACCTAAAGACGCACCGAAACGATCATAACCGCAACCATTACGATAGGCTCCTTGTTCATCAGTAGTAGATATAATCAAGCGGCTAGAACCATAGCCACGCGCTGACCACTTGTGAATAAATGCATAATCCCTATTATTGCTCAGGTGTTCTTTTTGCTGCTTTAGTGTTAATAAAGTTTTCATAATGTGTTACTCCAAAGTTAACGTTATAGTTATCAATAGCCAAGCCAATTAAGAACGGCCTGAGCATTATAAAAATCTTTATTACCATACTCAGTTATAAATTCGGAAACACTAGCCCCATGATCCTTAACCTCTTTAAAAGCCCGTAGCTGGTTAATAACTACACCCTGTGCTGATTCATAATAAGTCATAATAATCACCTCTCTTTTGTTTAACTTAAAGCCATCATAACGATAACGTTTTAACAACGCAAGTAGTAAATGAAAATAAATTAAAGAAAGGGTTTAAGCCCTGGTAGGCATTAGGTAGGTATAAGGTAGTCTTAACGAAAACAATAGAAGGATAAAACGAAAACAATAGCCATGAGAAACACAGAAAGAGTAGAACTATTATAAATGATAAAAGCAGTACTTATATGTAATAGAATCTAGTAGAATCAATAAGAATACCTAAGCATTGGATGCTTTATCCAACATATACCCTTATAAATCAGCCAGTTAGTGAGGGCTTGTGGTGATTCTTGTGCCTTTTTGGGGATTCTTCAGGCTAACCATCATAATCCTGAACACATCCCAAGCCACCCAAGGGGGGGAATCTGACTCATCCCAAGTTGGAGGGAGGGTCTCATATTTTTTATTCTAAATACTTTACCCCCTTCCCTTCTTTCTTTTAATAGGATCTGGTAGGAGGTAAGTCTAGTGACTCCTTAAGACTCCTAGAGACTCCTAGAGACAACCTTAAGAGTATACCCCTTCTTACTTTAATGGGATCTGGTAAGAGGTAAGTCTAGTGACTCCTTAAGACTCCTAAAGAATAACCTAAGGAGTCTTAAAGATATACTATAGTATAGTAGTGAAACGGGGGGGGGGTCTTATATCTTATGGGTACGTTCTTTGAAGTCCTTACCACATAAGGGTTCCAGACTCCCCCTTAAGATCACTCGTATTGAGGTGCCCAAGGAACTTCTCTAGCTCCTTACCCATCAGTTCTGACTGTCGTTCTTGGATCAGATCATCAGCATCAATAGCCATTTGTTCTACCCAGTAGGCTACAGCCATACTTAGGGCATCCAAGCGGTCATCATGGGCTAATGCTCCTCTATCCCTAGTGAGTCTAGTCATCTGATAGAACAGGCTATAGCGTTGCATGGAGTCTTGAGGATACTGTTGGATGGTCTTATAGTCTTGTTCCACCACCTTCTTATCCATAATCAATCTATGTTGATTCATTACTGGCTCAAGGGTATCAATGATCCTTAACTCCTTTTGTTTGGAGTGTCGGACTTCCTCAAGCGTCACAGGGTAGGTTTTGGAGAAGAAAGGTTTAATGAGTTCCGAGAACATACCATCACCAAAGTTACTTTCTATCAGGCAGTAGTTCACCTGATGACTCTTAGCGATATCCACAAGAGCCTGGAGAGCTGCTTGTCCGTAACCTCCTGTTATCCCTCCAGCATCTGGGCAGTACAAGTAGCCATTGAGCATCTTAACGACTGCATAGGCTGTCTCGTCACTACCTCGACCTGAGGGGTCAATGGCAAGTACAGAGCCATTATAATTAACCCAATCACCAAGCACCCTAAGAGGCTCGTAGAAGCGATCTCCACGCATCCCTAGGTTAGGTATATCTTTTACCTCAAGATGGCTTAGAGAGCCATGTATAGGCTTCTCAGGTGCCTTCTCAAGATCAACATCCATGATAATCAGATCAGAGAGCTTAAGAGGGTGTTTATCCATGTCAGAAAGGGAGGTATCCAACTGGAATTGTAGGGCATATCCTGAGCGTCCATAGGACAACTCACGCTCTAGTAGATCATCCTCATCAAAACGTTTAGGGTCTGTGGGTTTCCAAGTGAGTTCCTGATCCTGTTCTAACTCTTGTAGGAGTATAGGAGCTAGGCGGTCGCCATAGCGGTTGACCTGATCTTCCTTTGGATACCTTGAGGGCCAGATACGGGTAATGTAACCCCTATCCTGGAGAAGGTCATAAAGAGACTCTTCTGTCTGTGGTGTCCCTAGGTAAAGGATCTTGGAGGTCTCTAGGGGTTTGAGTACCGCATCAAATTCAGTTACTAGAGTAGCTAGTTTTTCCCTCATTGATTGTGTCTGGGAATTATTAGGTACTTCTACGTCATCTGCAATGATCAGGTCAGCGCGTGAACCTGTTAGTTGCCCTGTGATACCTACAGACTTCACAGAGGGGCTATGGGACGCACCACAGGCTCTTACGTTAAAGGCAATGCGAGACCATAGCTCATCTTTATTAGGGACTAGGTGGGCTAATAGGGGCATCTCCATGATGATTCTTTGGGTGAACATAGAGAAGGCATCAGCTCTGTCCTTAGAGGCTGATACCACCATGATTTTTAGTTCTGGACTAAGCATCAATCTCCAGACCACATAAGCACTGGTGATATAGGACTTCCCTACTCCTCGGAAGGCTTGAATAATAGCTCGTTTGGGGGAGTGTTGGATGAAGTCAGCAATGTCATACTGTACTTTAGTGGGTTCAGGGAGGTTAAGATGCTGCCAGGTGATGTACAGGAAGTTCCTGAAGTCCTTTAGTTGTTCCATAATGTTTATTAGTGGGTCTTATTGCTATTATCATTAACAGCGTCCATGATCCCTTCCTGGTCAAACGGTAAGGAATCCATAAGACCCTTAAGGGGATTGTCGTCTACTGCTAAGGCTTGTATATCGTTGTCCTTGAGAAACTTAATGGCATTCGCAATGTCTGCTGGTTTAGCTTCCCCGTCCTGTATACGTTCTAATAGTTCTGAGCCTACTGCCATGTGTAGGTCTGCTAATAGTTTTTCAATATCCATGTTTACCTTTCCTCCAAGCCCTGTTTTTACTCTTGGACTTGATACTTAGGTTATTAAGGGAATTGTTCTGGGGGTTGCGGTCTTTGTGATCCACATCCTTACCATCACCCTTTTTAGCCTTCCCCTTTTTGATCATTAGACGCCTAGCCTTGTTACGGCTGGCTCTATTTTTCTTTTGTTCAGAGGAAGAATGATAATCTTTGTATTCTTTTTTGTAGTCGCGCTGGGCGGTCATCGTGTTAATCCTTTAGATTTCTCATAGGTTCTCATACCACCTAGACCTAATAAGGCTAGGACAAGTGTCATTAGCTCCCCTGCTTCAATCACTGGGAGAGGTACAGGCATTACGTAGTAGGCGTTGATAAGCCCTGCAAAGGGCAATATGAGGAACTGGTAGAACAACCCAAGAGCTGCTATCCATCCTATGGCGGGTCGCCAACCTGCAACAAACACTGACTTGTGCTTAGCTTCTTCTAGGTTGGTCATAGCCTGGAGGATATGAGGCTCTTGGAGTGTTTTCTGAAGGAGTAACTCGGCCTTGGCTTTTTCTTCATCAGATGTGAAGAGGTCATCAAGGCCTCCCATGACCCCAGAAGCTAAACTAGCTAGTGGGTTAATAATCATAAGGGGGTTGTGTTACCTTTAATTATAGGTTTATAGGAACTTAAGCATGGCGGTTAGCCCCACTTGATCAGCAAAAACAACCAGACCGCCGCCCACAGCAATGTACTTAATCTGCTGGAGGTTTCGGGTGATTGCATCAAGGGTCGTCTTTAACTCAGTCGAGGTGTCTTTAAGCGTCTGAATTTCAGACTCATGCCCATCTACACGCCACGTTAGTTTTGTCACAGACTCTTTGAGTTGTTCCATCAGTCATCCTTGATTTCACTAGGGGTTATGTCAATCACAGCCTGTGCTGCGGCTCGTTCAGCTTCGTCCGTAACAATCAGCGGATTAGTCACTGTTTCAACCGTAGGCTCTGCGTCAATGTCGTCACTGTAAGTAGTCACTTCAACTGTAGGCTCTAATGGCTCAATGTAAGACTGCACAACAACTTCGTGCATTACGTCATCCATCTCCATTGTGTCCTCATTGAACACTTGCTCACCTGTAGGCTGCATCTCGGTTACTTCTTCACGGCCATCAGCTACGATGTATTGCTCTAAGCGGTGAATAGCCTGCTTATATGCCGCAAGTTGTGCGGTGAATAGCTTGGTAGCGGCTGCGTCTAGTAGCTCCTGTGGGACATCACCAATGGTTGTGCCACCAGTGATGGTCTTAGGGAACTTCGCTTTGACTTCGGCTACGTGTGCGGCTTGAGTACCATCTGCAATCATGCCTAACTGTTCACCTGTGGAAGCATAACCGTCTGTGCCTGTGCGTAGAGCGACATAATCAGGTTCGATAATGTCTGGGCCTTCGGGTAGGTTGCTATCGTTAATCCAATCGAGGATTTCTTGGTAGTGGCGGTTGCCCTCGGCTTCTGGTACAGACATATTGCCGTTAACGAGATAACCATTTTCTTGAAGTTTTACTGTTTGAATAGTCATAGTTATCTCCTATAGCTCTGCGTCTAAGAAGGCGATTGCATTACCAAGCCCTGCGGTTGGCTTTATTATCCCCGTGTTTCCATACGCAACATTAATATTTGCCCCACTCCAACCACTAATCATAAAGTCATATCCATCACTAAGACCGTATTGACTGCCATAATGACTGGCGGAGGTAGTGTAGCCCCCTGCTTGGTTGTATCTTTCACCATACAAGTGAGTATTTATGTAGGTCACGCTTGGTATGCCACGCATGGGTACAGGAAATGTCCCATGTAGTCGCCCAATGTCACTAGACATCCAATGACAGAACGACCAATCCATTGCCCATCCGTACCGCTGACACAGCGCCAGTTCTTCACCATAGCTGCGGTGTTCAAAGTCGGTGGCGACTGAGCCTAGTTCTAGTTGGACTTGGGCTATCGTAAAATCCCCAGAGCCAGCAGATTTTTTAAACTCAATTCTTACTTCACTACCCGCATCATCAAGTGTAGCCGATGATAAATCAGCAATAGATATAGAAACACTATGACGAACAAAACTGGTAGTGACAGCAATATTACTCCCTATCTGTCCATTCGCTAAAGATGTACCAGAACCATTTTCTACAGAATATCCAACTTTGAAATCAGAAAAGGCTGATGTGGTTTTAACCAGAAAACTCACTGTAATTGTTTTATTACTAGCCCAGCTATTATTCTCTATTTTCTGAGCAATCCACGGAATCAGCCCTGCGTTTGTACAACTCACTTTTAATGCGTTAAGTTTTGTGCCGGAATAAGTTACAGTTTCTTGCGTTATAGCAGTGTCTTGATAATACCCATACCAGCGGTCTGCTGTGTAAGTGTTAGCATTGGATGGAGAAAAGCTAGTACCCCTCTGCCACACATCAAACCCACCATTAATAATAAGGTTCTTACGTCCGACAACGTGAGCTATATCAGCCGTTTGTCTTGTGTTTGATTTAGACATTCTCTACGCTCCCGTAGGCATCAGCGCCTTTAACTCGTCAGCATCACTCGCAGCGTCCATAGACACTTGCAAAGCAGCATCAGCATCACGGATAACAGCTCGGTCTGCTTCGGCTTGTACCGCTAAGTGCGGCACTGTAGCAATGGCATCTAGTGGGGCGAATAGGGCTGTACGTGCGGCTCTACGCGCTGTGTGGGCAATGTCTTTTGCCTTTGTCATGTTAATTGTAATGCTCATTTAGGGAACTCCTGTTTAATAGCTTGGATAGCATCTGGCCATGTGGTTGTGCCGTTGACTAAATCGTCATAACGAAGCTCGTCTTGGTTGAGTAAGTCGTACTTGGCTTTGCGTGAACGTGCGTAGGCTTGAGAGTCGTAGACTGCTTGTAGGCGGGTGACTTCTGCTGTTAGCTCTGCTGCTGTAGGTTCTGTCTGCTCAGTGTCTAGCCATTCTAGTTCATCACCGCGCATGACCCATTGGGCTTGTGGACGGAGTGATTGAAGTGCTTGTGGTTTGTCTATTGTGTTGATCATGTTGGTTATCCTTTGATTTCCGTAATAGTTATTCCGCAGTTACGATAAAAGTAGAATAACGCAGAGTTTTGAGTACACACATAGTAGGCATACGTGGCAGTGTTGGTACTACCTGCGTCACCAAACCAGAAAGTACTTGTCATGTCGCTTCGTGCGAATGATGCCGAAGAGTAACCTAAAAGGTCATCGTCGTTATAATCAGATAAGGTTGACCCGTCTTTTCGTATTTGTCCCATACCGTGCGTCCCAGAAGCGTCAAAATGGACAGACCCAAATATCTGAACAAGTATCTTACTATTAGCATACTTGGGTGTGATTGCTTGTGATAAGTCAGTAGAGGAATAGCTGTTGGATGTTGTAGTCCAACTAGACACAGTGTTAAAACCTACAACCTGAATCACACTACCCGCTGGCATCTCAGCACCATCAGCTACCTTATCAATGCCATCAGTACCACTAATCGTTACGCTCATGCACCCACCCCATCCGTTAGGATTACTGAGTCAACTTCCCACGCATTTCTAAAGGTACGGTCAGATGGTACAAAGCTATCTTCTACAATCTTGTACGGGCTGCCCGTAGGTACGTCTTTAGCGGCTACTTGCTCAATAGTTAAAGGACAATTTGCTGCTGGTGTGATGACGGCGATACCGTCTTGTGTTTGATATATGATTTTCATTTGTTTGTTCCTTTAATTAAGAGCCGAATGCTACACAGGTCATGTACGCATTATCCACAGCACTGTCATTGTTATGCCTCGCCTGCACCTGAAAACTTCCAGCTTGCCAGATCGAATCTCCTCGACCTAGATAACCGAACTGATTAGCACCACTCACGCTGCCACCTTCTGCACCCCCAGCAAATACGGCATAATCGTTATTTGCCATAGACGTAGAAAAGTTAATTGTGTACATACCTGTACCATTATCAGTAATACTACTGACATTATAAGAATCCCTAATACTCACCGTACCCGTACCATTAAAGTTAACCCAAGCCTTAGCCATACGCTGATCTAATGCGGGGATGGAGGGTTCAGTGGTCTGTGAGCCGTCACTGTGTAGGAGGGTGTTCGCTTTGATTGTGGACATATTATTGGCCTCCCATAAACATTAAACACCCAGAGTTAATATCTTGCATTACTGTCGATATGTCGTTCTGCCACATACTTTGGAACTGTGTCGTGGATATAACAGCAGCCGTAGTTAGGTTCATAAAGCGGCCTCTACCATAAGTGCTGCCATCCCGTACTCCCCACGTCCAAACATAATCATTATTAGCCATAGCCGTAGCAAAGCTAACCGTATAATCACCTGTACCATTATCAGTAATACTCGACACATTCTCACTATCTCGAATAGCCACCGTACCTGTACCGTCAAAGTTCACCCACGCTGTCGGGATTAGCTTCTGACCTTTAACCGTTGGAATACCACCAGAGGCATTCTGTAAATCGTTTGCTTTGATTAAGCTCATAGAACCACCCACGTTGAACCACTAGTCACCGTCACCGTATAGCCTGAGTTGACCGTGATGGGGCCAATCGACATACCGTTTTCAGTACCAGCGAATGTTATGTTTTCTGCAATGGTCTTTGCGTTTGTGCGTATCACCGAGTCTGTGCCTAATGACGGGCCACCTTCGGACGCACTGATTGATTTGTACCGAGCGTCAGCCTGTGCCTGTGTGTACGTATCAGCTACCACAAAGCTCTCAAAGGCAACCACACGAACAATCTTGCCAACCTCTGCACCATCATCAAGGACAATGCTTGTGCCGTTAGTCGCTGTATAGTCGGCTGTAGGTAGGTCGAAGCCACCATAGGTAACGTGAATGTTTCCTGCTGTGTAGCTCAACGCCTGACCGTTAGTGTCATTGCCACTGAATGTCGTCTGTCCAGAAGTTGCTGTGAACTCAAAAACGTACATCGACACGTTGCCAGACGAGCTAGCGGCTATCCAAGCTGCGCCATCCCATACTTGCATTCCTGTGCCTGTGAGGAAGTAAAGGTTGCCTGTTTGGAGTGGGTCGCCATCGTTGTCTGTGGTTGGAGCGGATGCTTTAGCGCCTAGATAACGGTCATCAAAGCTGTCGAATGCTGAGGCGGCACTTGCGGCACTTACGGCTGCGTTGGAGGCTGAGGTGGCTGCTTCGTTGGCTTTCGTGGTCGCTGTACTCGCCTGAGTAGTCGCTGTAGATGCTGAACCACTGGCAGAACTTGCAGAACTGGCCGCATTACTCGCTTGTGTGGTCGCTGTGCTGGCCTGTGTGCTTGCTGTAGAGGCACTTGAAGCCGAGGCTGTGGCACTTGAGGCAGAGTTAGTTGCGCTTGTAGACGCTTGTGAAGCTTTGGTAGTGGCTGTTGAGGCATCCGTACTAGCTGAAGATGCGCTGTTAGCTGCATTAGTTTCTGAAGTAGCTGAAGCATTCTTAGAGCTTAACGCTGAAGAGGCGCTAGTGGCTGCTTCGTTAGCCTTGGTAGTCGCTGTGGCAGCACTGGATGTTGCACTTGTAGAAGAACTACTAGCGTTACCTTCAGACGCACTAGCATTAGATTCGCTCAATGCAGAAGCTGTAGCACTAGCCGCAGAAGCAGTAGCACTTAGAGCTGCGTTGGAAGCTGAAGTAGACGCTTGTGAGGCTTTAGTAGTAGCTGTTGAGGCACTACCAGAGGCACTACTTGCGGAGCTACTTGCATTAGACTCACTGGTAGCTGCATTGGTTTCGCTGGTCTGTGCTGCATCCTTAGCTGAAGTTGCCTGAACTACTTGAGAGTCCATAGAAGTCTCAGCCCAGTTCTTAGTGACTGCATCCTGTGCAGCTACTGGGTCAGCAACATTCTTGATAACTCGACTTTGAGCATCAAACTTACCGTCTGCTGTTTTAAATAAAGATTCACCTGCGGTATCTATAGCTTCTTGAGAAGCAAAGAACAACTGTTCAGCAGATTTATCAAGGTCGTTCTCAGTAAGGATTGCTCCATTACTGAAATCAACTGCTCGGTTGGTTAATGAAGTTGTACGCGCTACACGTACTACCTGACCGTTTGTTGGTGTGCTGGTCAGGGATATGGTGCTACTACTTGTAAAAGTAAATGCTGTAGTAGCCGACCCAGCGACATACACACTGATGTCCTGCTGGGCTGTGTAGCTGAATGGGATACTAAATGTATTAGTGCTGCCATCAGCAGTATATTCAATATAGCTATAAGCCATGATAATAAGCCCTAGTTGTTAAAGTTTGAAGATGTACCCTGGCTGCTCAAGATGTTGAGGCCTTGGTTCACTAAAAGAGCGTTCTGGTAAGGAAGCAAACGTGCTGCTGCTCTCCACTGTGTAAATGACATGTCATCTGCTTGAGTCCCTAGGTTCACTAGAGTTCGCGTTGCAGAGTCCATAAGGTCAAGGGTTGGGTTGGCAATAAAGGCACTACCTGCACCATCCTTCAAGACATTCGGAATACCTCCAAGGAAGGAGTAGAAACCAAAGCCTGATGTGTAGGAGAAGGCACCTACTGCAACTGCTCCTGGAGTCATATGGCGTTCAATGTATTCCTGCTGGTCTGGGCGACCTTGTGCAAGTAGATACACTCGACCAATATGCAACATAGTAGCTGCTGCCATTTGAGCCATGAGAATCCTTGCGGATACCACAGGATCACCATTGACTGCTCGGTTATATAAACGTCCGGTCTGGTGTTCTGCGGCTGCTATAGGAAATCCTAGGAACTGGAATAATGTACGACCTATTGCAGATCTGATCAGAGCGTTGTTAGAGCCTATATCAGCTTCTTGGACAAGGTTAGTCACCTCAAGAGCTACATGGTTCTGGAACGAATCCCATACCTCAGGTTCCCATTGCTTGCCGTTAAGGACAGTAGGAAAACCTGACTCATCCATCTGTACGTGTGTACGTATGTTGTCAATGATTCTCTTACCCATTACCTCATCCAAGCCTGTCTGTTGCAGAACAATGGATGGGTAGGCTTTAGTGTTCTTAAAGGCTGCATCTGTCCAGTTTTGGAGCATCCCAAAGATCTGAACGCGCTGGGACATGTCTGTTAAGAAGTGCATACCTGAGATTGTGGAGGTAACGCCACGCCCTGCCCCAAGCATCCAGTTGAGCTTGGAATGGGTAGTGGTAATCCACTCTCCAGGTTCGTCATAACGAGATCTGTTGGAACCCCTCGCAAAGTGTGTTCCCACGCCTGTAGCCATAACAATCTCATCCAAAGCCTTATTGTCTAAACTACCATCAGCGGCCCTTTTATAGACCTGGTTGAAGTGGCTCATAGTGCGTAGGTTATGTTTAAGAGCATTAGCTGCAATTACTGTAGAGACTTCCACTACTTGCGATAAACCTACTAGGTTCATTACCCGCATGAAGTTGAAATCACGTAGCATCTGAAGACGGGATCGGGTCTTGTCACTGATCAGGTCAGAGTCCACCATTTCCTTACCCTTAATGCCTTTGTAAAGGTTGTGTAGAATCTTCTCTACTTTGTCCTTAGAACCAGCAAGGTCAAGGTTAGGGTTCTCTGTCTTCCGATTAATGAAGGATTGATCAACAATACGCATCCACTTATCAAAGGTCATATCGTGAGTGTCTATACCGTTACGAGCAAGACCTACAGAAGCACCAGCTCGGAAGCTGTAGTCCATAATCAGGTCTTGCATAGAGTTAATGGTAAAGTCGGACACACTGATCATCTCAATCTTTCCGCTATCTGTAGGCACAGGGAACTTAGCGGTTTCATCAAGATGTAGTCGGGATCTAAGGTTGACCATGCGTTCCTTACCCTTCTTAAGGGGGGAGCCTGTAACCATGAGGGTTACAAGTTCTTGGATGTCAGCTCTTGTGGTGCCTTCATCCATTAGGTCAGTTAACTCTTCTGTCAGGTTGTTAATGAGTTCATCAGGATCATCAAGACGTTGCCCTGCGTCCATCATTCCCTTTTCGTTATTAGGGATCTTTTGGATACCTTTAGCATATGCTAGGGATACCTTATTGATGTAATCATCAACCTTCTTGTCTATGTATTCCTGAGAGCGTTGAGTAATAGGCTTACCTGCCAGCTCTTGGCGTTCCATTGTCCTAAAGATCTTGTTCTCAATCATTGTCCGTACTTGATCGTACAGTTCAGGCTGCTTCTTGATCCATGCCCTTTTGATGACATTTTCCGCTATTAACTTAACGGCTCTGTCTTGGTTATGGGATACTTTAGGAAGTATAACGTTGAAGAATCTAGCAATGTCCATCATACGCGGAACGTAATCAGGGATATGCTTGGACTGTGTAGCACTGGGTACACCAGCGTCTTGCATGTCACCAAAGAGTTCATCAAGCACTTCTCTGGCTACCTTAGCTCGGTTCTGGATGTAAGGGGGAGACTTATCAAAGACTTCCTTAGAACGTGCTGCTTGAGTCACCTGCTCATGGAAGGCACTGGTATCAGCAAAACGCCAATTCACTACCTTTGACCAGCTAGAGGGTAAGTTCTTCTGCCACTCTCTAATGTCCTTGCCAATGTCCAACATATACTTGGAATGAGCTTTACGTTGGATCTTAGATTGGATAGTAGAGGCAGAGATGACTACAGGACTACCGTCTTTGTTGCCTCGGTTGTTCTGGATTAGAGCAGCACCAAGGAAACGTACTTCTGGGATAGGGTGCGTCAGAACAACGGATACGTCATTCAATAAGTTACTAACCCCTGCCAGGTCGCTAGGAGACCACTTCATCTCTGGCATCTCAGCGATAGCCTTAGCCATGGCTGTAGGATCATCCTTAGCAGCCGCTACATTCTTAATGATCTTTGCCACATTGACAGGATCAGCAGTGCGTAAGATGTCTTTGTAGTTATCAGGGACTAGATCATTATTGATCATGTCTTCAACTTGCTTCTTAGCTACAATTACCTCATCAGGTGTAGGGTCTAAAGGTTTCTCTTGAGTACGCCCTGGGAGGTCTTTAGGATTCACACCTTGCTCATAGGACTCAAAGAGTTCCTTAGGGTTATAACCTTCTCGCTCAAAGGTCTCTAAGCGGGATAAGGCGGCTTCAGCCTCAGTTGCTTTTTGGTGGGCAGCTAGGCGGGAGTTGATATTATCAACCCTGCTCTGGAATAAACCTTCCTCTTGTAGCTGTTGGTGTTGCTCCAACTCTTCAGCAAAGTGTTTAACTTTACGGGACTTCTGTTGATTCCTCTTACCGCCTAAGAGATCTTTAGCTTCTTGTTTAAGATCTTTAGTGGGTTTGGTAGCTGCATTCTTCTTAGTTTGCTTTAACTTGTAATTTAAGTCGTGCAATTCAGCCCTAAGGGTCTTAATTTCACCTCTGGAGAGCTTATTGCCAGCCTCAGGCATCAGCCTTTGCTTGATGTCACTGATAGCTTGCTTGTACTGTTCTAACTCTTCAACCTTATGGAGACTCTGAGGGTGTTCAGGATCCACAGCTCTCATGTTGACAGCCGCTTCCTTTACGTCAGAGAAGTGATACTCACCTTTATTATTGAGTATCTTTTTACCGGACATATTTTCTAATGCCCTTATGGTGCCGTAGTCCAAGGCTCTTGTAAGAGATCCAGCCAAGGTACTAAGACTGCCACCTAATACACCACCACCTAAGGTTGCATATAGGACATCTTGAGCATCTCGATCAGGAGCTAATTCAGTTGCTGCTAGCTCTACTAGGCCGTTCTCAACAGCACCATAGATCATACCGTTACGTCCATAGCGTATAGCATTGGACAAGCGTGTAGTGGCTCTTGTGGCCCTTGCTACAGCTATCCCCTCCCCTATACCCATAAAGTAGGTAGGTAGGAGTGCAGGGTCTAATGCACCTACCGCCAACTCACCTAAAAAGGTGGAGATAGGGTTGTGTTGGTAGGCCTTAGCTAAGATCTTACGGTTATCGTTAGTTGTTATAGCACTGGCTCTACGGGCCTTCGCTGTGCCTTCTGAACGAGACTCAAGGATGTAGTCATGGAGTTCATAAGGAATATCCTTGGTGTACTCATTGACCAACTCTTCTGTCCATAGAAAACCATACTCAGTAGTGTTTACTACGGAGTGCTGCATCACACCTGTAAGGGAGTTTTCATCATATGAAGCAGACATTGCATCAGTGAATTTAGGCGCAACGTCTTCTACTACACTTCCTTGTTCATCTAGGGTATAACCTTGTTCAGCTAACCGTTCAGCCGTGTGTGTTCCTTGGGTATCACCAAGGCCATACAAACGACTATAATCAGATAGTTCATTGGTAGACATGGGTTATTCCCCCTCAGATTGACGTACTTGCTTGTTAATGAGCTGTTGTAAAGGCGTGTTGTTTTCAGCCCACTCCTTCATCTCATCAGCTTGCTTTGTGAGTGCATGTGTAGACTTAAGGACTTGGTTTTGTTGCCACATAGCGGCCTTCTTAATGTCCTCTATAGAGAAAGAGGAGGCACTTGGCATCTTCCCTTCTTCAGAATATAGAGTGAAGTAGTTAATACCGTTGGATTGGTGGCTATAAGCTACACCTACATCATCAACATCAATGCCTGACATATATATAGCTAGTAGCGGGTTGGTCTCTTTAAGATAATTAACATAGGAGGGGATGGCATCAGCAAAGTCTTTAGGAGGCAGCCCTTGAATACGGGACTTATCTAAGCGTGAATTACCAATAACCACTGTCATAGCCTCAATCCTGTCCTTAGCGATCTCTAAGACCTTCTCAGGGTCAGCATTGGGGTTATAAGTCAGTGCTGCGGTGATCATACGCTCAACTTTAGGACGTAGGTTTCTCGCACCTGGGCCAGTTTTGAACCACCAATCATTAACATCATCAACTATAGTGGCTGCTTGTTCCTGAACACCTTGTAGATCTACCTCAATGTTCCCGTTGATCTTATTGGCAATCATTGAGAGAGCTTCAGGCTGTGTGGCTCCAAACATGGTAAGGGCTGTGTAGGTGTGGTAAAGCTCTTGATCAGCCTCATTTACAAACGTATTAAAATAGTTAGGCGCTGTGTTAGAGAGCTGCTTTAAGCGTTCCATACCCCTAAGGATGGCCTGTTGGCCCTCAGGGTTGGTCTCATCAGTGTATGTGTGGATACGGGCTGTGGCTGCATTGATTTCTGAAGACCACTCTGGGTTCTCAATGTTGTTCTTGGTATGCCACTTATACTTAGTATCTTGTGCCTCCCCTTTTGCCATTGATAACGCTAATTGGTATTCTTCTGAACCTTCTTCATATAAGGTTTTAGCTGTTGTGACAGCCTCGTTGTAGCTTGATTCAACAGTGAAGTTTAGGTGTTCTACAGCCGCTTGCTTCTGCTCTTTAACAGAGATTGTTTTACCCCAAGGGCTTGTTATATCTCTTAAACCAAGCCCCCCACTAATTTGGGTGTAGGTAGCTTCGCCTATTGAGTTACCCCAGGCTTCTTGAATATTCTTTAACTCTACTGCTTTAATCTTCTCAGTTGCAGCAAACACATACTCAGTGATATTGGATTGGTATCCTGTACCACCTAAACCTTTCTCTAGGAGGTAGTTACCAACATGAGGCATTAACCCTAAGCGTCCCTCGGTCTGAGCTATACGGGCAAGGCTATTAAGTGACTGTTGCTTAGATAAACCATAATCACCACTACGCAGATCAGTATCAAACTGATTGATTAACTTATTGAAGTCACCAGGCTTTGTTTCTGGGTTATTACTATAAGCTCTATACGTAGACATAAACGCTTTTGAAGTGTTCTCGTCTAATTGCTTCTGTTGTCCTAAGTGGAAATGCTGCTGCATAACAGGAGTGAAGATGGATGTTAGGTTATCCTGCACTTCCTGTTTTAGTAAGGGGTCTTGGATGTCGCTTAAATTAGTTGTAAGTAAGCTCTGTACAGCAGGGAGAGAAAATAAACCCTCGGCATTCATATTAGGGTCATCGGAAACCTCAGGGGTCGCTATGACATTCTTAAGCTGTTCTAGTGTTTGGGCTTGTATACGCTTTGCGTAAGAACGATCTTGGGCTGTTTGTACCCGTTTCTGCTCTTCTACTCTTTCAAATACCGTACCCGCAGCTTGGGCTAAGGCACGACTTAATTGATTGTCCTTAGTAGGTCGCACATATGTATTAACAGTTTGCGCTACGGGGTTCAGGCTCACCTGATTACTGTCATACTGTGTTTGTACTCGTTGTCTCGCCACAGCGATAACTCCTATGTTTTAGTCACCTGATTTGTAGGTGTTGTATTTACCGCCTATCTCCAAGCCTGTAGCTAAGAGGTTAGGTCGGGGCACATCATTGATACGTGATTGTCTACCAGCCTCCACACCTTTCTTTTCTTGGTCTACTTGGGCAATGTAGTTCTGGAGGTTAGTGTCACGCCTTGTGTCGTCTGTTAGATTCTGTCTAACTATGTCGGCATACAGACTATCCACGGATAATCCTGATACACCTGATTCACCAGAAGCGACTTTGGCATGAGCGAGAGCCTTGGCTGATTCAATATCAGCTTTGAACTCTGCATCAGCTTTAGCCTCTTCTTGTTCACGTTGTTGTAAATTGAGTTGACGATAATCATTGAGTGCAGCGGCGTTGGCTGCTTTGTCGTTGGCTTGGGATTGGGACTGTGCTTCGCTAAAGGCCATGACAGAACTCATAATACTGAGTGCTGTTCCCATACCTGCTGTTCCCATAGCCGCTATTAATGCTGGTGGGCACATGATTCGTTAATCCTCACAAATTCATAAAAGGGTTTCTTACCTACCCCATGGTCAGGGATAAGGCGTACAAAGGTGAACCCAAGGCTCCTTAGCCATCGGATTGCCACCTCATTGTGTTCATCTACATAGTTGTAGAGGACGGGGTATTTTAGGTTTAAGTCCCTAACCCATTCATTAGAGACTTTAATAACGTCCCGCCCTATGGTTTTGATCTCGTCAGAACCTAATAACCAAGGGCTGGCTAGAAGGTCACTGACAATATTGAAGCCAAAGATTCCTATAATCTCCCCAGATTCATCAATAATGGTGTTACATTCTTCTGAGGACTCATAGCAAAGAACTAAGGCTTCATAAGGGTGTAGCCCATGGGATGCCATAATTTCATGTTGGTCTTGAAGGCGTAGCCTTGGGGCTAGCTTCTTAATGTCTTTAAAGCGTGTTTTCCTATAGTGGGCCATAGTTTTCCCTTAGATCCTTTGGGTTTTTTGAGTAACGAATCCTTCCCACTCCGCACTCTGGAACACACAAGGCAAGTAACTGTCTGATGTCAGCACTACCTTGGCATACTTAGAGTTAGTCATAATGGGAACCCTGAACGTGCCCTCATCGAGGTTTGCACGACCAAGGATGTTTGTACCTCCACCGATAGTCCGTCCATTGAACTCTCTGGAGACTGTAGGACGTTCTGTGGGGGTAGATTCAACTTTAAAATAAGCTGTATCGTTATAAACAATGTTGAAGTTTCTAATCTGCAATTTGGCAATGGTAATAGCCTTGTTGTCTTGTTTTAGAACAGCTTCTGAGAACTGGTATGTGAAGGTATAAGGAATACCCCCATAGACTCTATCTCCATTAGCAACAGCCGTGGCAGCCGCTGAAGCTGTTATTTGTACCCCATCAGTATCAATATAAATAATATTGGAATCTGTATAAGGCGCACCTGAAGAGGTCAGTAGGAAGCGTCTATCAAGAAGTACAGCCCCTCCCCCATAGTTACTAAGGGTGTTTGTGTAGCTCATATAGGAACTGGCAGAGTCATTAGAGAGGCTTAAGGATTCCAGATATAAGCCATCAGAATACTCAACAATTACCTTAATATTGGAACCATTAAAGGCTACGGACTTCACTTCACCAGAGAATGTCCATTCTGACCAAGCTGACTGTAGCTTCTCTTCACCTCGCCAGTAATAACGATAAACAAACACAGAGTTTGGCTTATCTTCACTGAGTACCAGGAGCATATCTTCATTGGAAGAAGCTGCCAGGCCTGTTACGGTTCCCTCTAGGTAGGTAGGGGTGTGTGCAGATACGTCAGCAGCATCGTTAGTTTCGCTTGAGGAATCTACATAATACTCACGGATACCCGACCACTTACCTTTGGAATACCCAAAGAATACGTAACGTCCTGCCCCTACTGGCTTTGCAGCTAAATCAGCCTCAAAGTTAGTTGATACGTCTATATGAACAGTATCGGGTGTCAGGAGTTCAGAGGCGGTTAGCATGAACTGTGTTAGGTCAGAGAAGATCAATAGTGATTCATTAAAGGGTATAGCGTGTTTAAGAATACTGATCTGGTTGTTACTTACTGCTACATCTATAGGGTTAGACTCTAAGGTAGTCAGTACAGTCTTAGGGTAGAAGTTATAGAACTCCCCTGCTTCGGAAAAGATGACGTTTTCATCTGCCAAGAACCCTAAACGGTTACGGTGGAAGAAGATGTCATTAATTGTGAAGTCTATTAAAGAGGGATTAGGGTTAGTTTCTTCATCCCCTGCTTTACGATCATTCCATTCAATAGGAGTGAAGGTAAAAGAGCCATCACTGTTCTTTACCAGCTTATGAGGCATGGTTAGCTTATTTAAGCGGTTCTTAAGGGCATTACCGTCAGTCCCTAACTCGCCTACAGTCTCTTTCCAAACTAGCTCATTGTTGTTGTTATCATTCTTAGTTAAGTGAACGAAGTGGTCATCCTGCTTCTTTTCGTTAGAACCACTTACCATGATCTTAAAACCCTCCTTACCCTTGCGGGGGAGGTTCTTAAAGTCTATGGTCTGGCCCTTAAAACTGAACATGAAGCGATCACCAGCACCATCGGAGCTAGCAATTTCAAAGTCAGCTCCATCAGTACGCTTAACGTAGACTGTGGAGCCTATACGTTCTTTGGTATAAGCAGCACTTAAACTCAAGTTGTTGTACAACTGGGTAGCTATGTAATCTGTAGCAATCTCAGAGGAGTGGCTTGAGGCACTTCCATCTGGTGTGGTGAATGTAGCTGTAGCTCCCCCTACCTCAATCGTGTAGGTAAGACCATAGTCAGCTTGGCGTATATAGAACATACACTCAGGGGGTCTTAAGGTACTTGTATAAGAGTCCAGAGCTACCGTCTTTTTTTTATTAACGATAAAGGTGGAATCTCCCACTGATACAGCACTGATTTGTGTGGTGTAGTCAGTGACTCCTGAAAGGTAGGAGGGTAAGCTAGTTAGTGTATTGCCGTTCTCATCCTTAACAGTCAAGGCTGTACCTGAACTATTAAACACTTTTATACCGGATGTGGTAATAATTGCAGTGTAGTCCTCAGTGCTTGAGTATTTTATAGGATGGATAAAGGCATTAGCTGCTGTGGAGACCCCAGGTAGTTTAGCTATGTGTTCTGTACAAGGTCGTTTCTCAAGTCCGCGTGTTACAGAACTCAGGCCATTGATCTGCACCTCTGCCTGTGAGGGTTGTCTAAGGCTTGGAGGTTGCTGTGAGATACCATTAAGGAGGTTAGGGATGGAGCTTGAAATTAACGACATAATTTACACCACCACCTTTGAACCTGCGGCCCGATCAATCACGGAATAGGTCTCATAATTGTCAAATATGTTGAAGTCCTGGACATCTGACTCTGCTTGTTGGAGATCAGACCAGGCTGTTACTTCATCCTCTTGTTGAAACCCATGAAGGGAATCAGACCCAAGAGTACGGTCTTGGAAGATTCTGGCAGCACGTACAGTAATGAAACGCCTTGCTGTCTCAGGTAAATCTTCAAAATCTAGTAATACCACTATGTCTACATTTACAGAGTCATTAATGGCATGTGTATTCTTTACGCGGTCATAGAGCTTATTACCCCGCTGAACCAGATCAGACGTAGCAGACATTCGGAGCGATGTCGTGTCTACATGCAGACAGTTTGTGGGCAGTACAACTTCCCCTGCTAAATCAGGACTGAGCTTAAAATCAAGATCAGTGTTGAATGACCAACCTCTGGATTGAGTTGATCGGCTGATGTTATCCACTATCTGCTCTGCGAGGGTCGCTTCAACCAGCCCTGAGTTCAGAGTATTGATCGGAGATTCCCCGATGGC